GGTGGAGCATATGGACATATGAATCATCCATTTGATGATAATAATTTGCTCTTTTCAGACTTGAAGAACATAGTTATTATAGGTTTAGAAGGAAAGCTAAATCGAGAAGATAAGGTTTCTGAAAAACTTGACGGACAAAACCTAATGATAAGTTGGGTTAATGGAAAGTTAAAAGCAGCACGAAATAATGGACACATTAAAAATCGTGGTGCAAGTGCATTAGACGCTAAAGGAATGGCAAGTAAATTCGCTGGACGAGGACAAATCAAGAAAGCATTTTACGGAGCTATGGTAGATTTAGAAAAAGCAATAGGTTCGTTATCCAACGCACAACAAGAAAAGGTGTTCGGTAATGGAACTAAATGGATGAATTTAGAGGTTATATATCCACAGACAGCAAACATAATTGACTATGATGTTGCAGAAATAGTATTTCACGGAGCATTAGAATATAATGAAAGTGGCAAACCAATTGGACAAGCAAAAGATAGTGCAAGAATGTTACAAGGTATGATTAAACAAGTAAATCAGAATATACAGAAAACATTTAGAATTTCAAGACCTAATTTTTTAACTATTCCAAAATCCCAAAACTTCGGTAAATTAAAGAGTCAGTTTTTAGGACAGCTAAATAAATTACAAAAAAGATACAACTTAAAAGATAGTGATAGATTAGGTATGTATCACGAATCATTTTGGAAAGAATATGTATTCAACGCAGCAAAACAATTTAAGGTTAATTTGAAATCAGACCAATTTATTAAGTTGGTTAATCGTTGGGCATACTTTGATAAGACTTATAAAATACCACAAATAAGAAAAGACTTTAAATCAAAACCACAATTTTTAAATTGGATATTAGATACGGACAAAAAAAATCATATGAGTATCTGGAAAGAAAATATAAAACCATTTGAAATATTATTTTTTAAAGTGGGAGCAGAAATATTAAAAAACATACAAGGGTTTTTAGCAGTATCACCCGATAAAGCAACACAAAAAATTAGACAAGATGTTATCAGTGCGATGAACGATTTAAGAAAATCTGGTAATATAGAAAAATTACAAAAACTAAAAATACAAATAGAAAAATTAGAAGCTATCGGTGGATTAAATGCAATTGTCCCGAGTGAAGGCTTGGTTTTCAAATATAAAGGAAACCTATACAAATTCACAGGAGCATTTGCACCAATCAATCAAATACTCGGTAGTCTAAAATTTTAAGGAGTTATAATGGCAGGTAGGTCAAAAGAAGCAGAAAGAGAAAATAAAGCATTAAGTGCTATTTTAAAAGGACAAGATGTAGAAAAAAGGTCAATGGTTGGATATACACCTGAAGCAGAAAAAGACTTAGGTGGTGAAACGAGAAAATCAGAATTAACTGATATTATGTCAGAAGTTAGAATGCCCTGGTTTTGTCCAGATTGTAAAAAAACAATGAAGAAAAAACTTGACGATAAGTTTTGGAGATTGATGGGACATTGTTTTGATTGTCAAATAAAATTTGAAAATAACTTGAGAATGAAAGATTATTCTGAATATGAAAAATATTCAAGGGAAAAAGTTCTTAAAAACCAAAAAGCACAACTAAAAGACTTGGAACAAAGTATTGATGACTTTGAAAAAACAGGTGGTAAAAAGAGTTGGTATAATAATGTAGGTGTAAATACACCAATGTTAGAAGAAGACAAGTGGGAAATGGGTGAAAAAGAATTTGATAAGACAATTGAAGAAGCAAGAGATTTTATTAGAAGTAATAAAGACAAAGTAGAAGAAGCACAAAAACAACTAACGGGAGTAAAATGATGAAATTCATACAAATGATACTTAACTTATTCTTTGGTGGTAACCAAAAGAAAGAAGTCAAAGAACTTGATAAAGCAATCAAAGTTAAAGACAACGAAGTTAAAGAACTTGAAAAAGAAGTAAAAGTTCTTGAATCAAAGAAGAGAGTTAACAAAAAAGAAGTAGCAAAACTTAAAAGAAAAGTAACTACTACTAAAAAACAACTAGAAAAAGCATCAGAAGCAGTAAAAGAAGATAATGCTGATGACGCAGTAAAATTTTTGAAGAAGTTTTCTAAATAGTATATATTTATATATATGAGATATATTATATACATACTATTCGCAGGACTCTTGTTCGCACAAGATATCCAAGAACCTAAGACTTATTCTTTCACGGAAGACCAAGTATTAGGATTTACCAATGCAATTAAAGAATTAGAACTAAAAGATAGCTTAAATGTATCATTAGTTTCTGATTACGAGATGATGGTAAAGAGATTGGAATCAAATGCAGCAATAGATTCTATGTTAATAGAGAACAAAACCGTACAAATCAATCTACTTAAAGAACAGACTGACCTTTTAAATCAAAAAGTAAAACTTGTTAGACCTAAATGGTATGAAAACAAGTGGTTATACTTTACATTTGGAGTGATGGCTACTGCAGGTTCAGTTAAACTTGCAGGTCAGATAGTAGATTAATGGTACAACCGATAAAAGAAGTAATTAAATCGGAATATATAAAGTGTGCACAAGACCCAGCATACTTTATGAAGAAATATTGCTTGATTCAACACCCGATAAAAGGCAAGATACCTTTTGACTTGTATGAATTTCAAGAAAAGACCGTAAGTGAATTTCAAAAGGAACGATTTAATATTATTTTGAAAGCTCGTCAGTTGGGTATTTCAACATTATCAGCTGGATATAGTTTGTGGATGATGACATTTCAACAAGATAAGAATATCTTGGTTATCGCTACAAAACAAGAAGTAGCAAAAAACTTGGTAACGAAAGTTCGTGTTATGCACGCAAATCTACCGAGTTGGTTGAAACAAAGATGTGTGGAAGATAACAAATTGAATTTGAGATATCGTAATGGTTCTCAAATCAAGGCAGTATCATCAGGTCCAGAAGCCGCTCGTTCAGAAGCTCTATCATTATTGATATTGGACGAGGCAGCATTTATTGATAAGATTGATGATATATGGACAGCAGCACAATCTACCTTAACTACTGGTGGTCAATGTATTGCATTGTCAACACCAAATGGTGTGGGTAATTGGTTCCACAAAACTTGGGTAGAAGCTGAAGAAGGTAGAGGTATGTTCAACTTTGTCAAACTTCATTGGTCAGCTCATCCAGATAGAGAGCAAGATTGGAGAAATGAACAAGATGTTTTACTTGGGCCAGCAAGTGCGGCACAAGAGTGTGATTGTGACTTCTTAACTTCTGGTACTTCAGTAATTGACGCAACACTATTGGATAATTTAAGAACACGATGTGTTCAAGACCCAATGGAAAAACGAGGTGTTGATAGTAATTGTTGGGTATGGGAACCACCAAACTACTCAAAAACTTATGTAGTTAGTGCTGATGTAGGTAGAGGTGATAGTGCAGACTATTCTGCTTTCCACGTTATTGATGTGGATAACTTAGAACAAGTAGCAGAGTATAAAGGTAAAATAAATACCAAAGATTTTGGAAATATGTTGGTAAGTATAGCAACAGAATATAATGATGCGATACTTATTATAGAAAACAATAACATTGGTTGGGCAACCATCCAACAAGTAATAGATAGGGATTATCCTAATCTATTTTATACAAGTAAAGACTTACAATATGTTGATGTTCAACACCAAATGAACAATAGAATCAACAGACAAGAAAGAAATATGGTGGCGGGTTTTTCAACGACTTCTAAGACCAGACCACTAATTATTAGTAAGTTAGAAGAATTTTTTAGAGAAGAAAGTGTAGTGGTTCGTTCCAATCGTTTGATTGATGAATTATTGACTTTCGTCTATATAAATAATAGAGCAGAAGCTATGAGAGGATATAACGACGATTTAGTTATGTCTTTCGCTATTGCTTTATGGGTTCGTGATACAGCATTAAGATTACGAACTGAGGGAGTAGAGTTAACAAAAAAGACATTATCCAAAATGATGGATAATGAGGGTTTGTACACACCTAACGACAATCAAAATGATAGTTGGGAGTGGGAACCTGGAAAAGATAAAGACAAAGAGTCATTGGAATGGCTCTTATAAAGTGAGGTAAAAATGGCAGATACAACATTATTTGGAAGACTACAACGATTATTTAGTACAAATGTAATCGTAAGAAATGTAGGTGGTAAAAAATTAAAGATAGCCGACACAGACCAAATACAACATCAAGTCAAGAGTCATCTTGTCGACAGATATTCTAAATTACATACTAATTTAGATTTAGCAGGAACAGGATACTCGACCATACATCAGGTTATGGCAGCAAGGTTGGGATTATTTAAAGACTATGAATCAATGGATTCAGACCCAATCATATCAAGTGCATTGGATATATATTCCGATGAATCAACTATGAAATCCGAATACGGACAAGTTGTAAATATTAAGACAGACAACAACAATATTAAAGAAATTTTAAATAACTTATTTTATGATATTATGAACATCGAGTTCAACTTATGGCCGTGGGTTCGTAATATGGTAAAGTATGGTGATTTTTATTTATATTTAGACATTAGTGATAAATACGGAATTACAAATATAGTTCCTTTATCACCATATGAAGTTGTAAGAGCAGAAGGAGAAGACCCAGAGAATCCTTATTATACAAAGTTCTATTTAGAATCAATTGAGGGAGCACACCCGTATTTTGGTCAAAGAGCAGCAAATTCTAAAAATAAAATAGAATTTGAAAACTTCCAAATCGCTCACTTCAGATTAGCAAGTGATAGTAATTTCTTACCTTACGGTAAGTCAATGATTGAATCAACAAGAAAAGTTTGGAAACAATTAACTTTAATGGAAGACGCTATGTTAATTCATAGAATTATGAGAGCACCTTCTAAACGAGTATTTAAGATTGATATCGGAAATATTCCACCAGCAGAAGTTGACAATTATATGCAAAGAATCATCAACAAGATGAAGAAAACACCTATCGTAGACGAAGCAACAGGTGAATATAATTTAAAATACAATATGCAAAATCTAACAGAAGATTTCTTTATGCCAGTTCGTGGTGGAGATAATGGAACAGAAATTTCTGAGTTGGGTGGTATTGATTATGATTCAACAGAAGATATTGAATATTTAAAAAATAAATTATTAGCATCACTAAGAATTCCAAAAGCATTCTTAGGTTTTGATGAAAATATGGGTGGTAAAGCAACACTTGCAGCAGAAGATGTAAGATTTGCCAGAACCATTGAAAGAATACAACGAATTATTATATCAGAACTGACAAAAATATCAGTCGTTCACTTATATTCACAAGGATATACAGATGAAGACTTAGTTAACTTTGAATTAGAGTTAGCAAGTCCTTCAACAATGTATGAACAAGAGAAAGTTGAACTATGGGGACAGAAAGTTTCCTTAGCTCGTGATATGATACAAGATAAGATTTTACCTACTGATTGGGTTTACGATAATGTGTTTAAGTTTTCTGCAGAAGAAAAGGTAGAAATACAGAAACAAATTATTGATGACCAAAAAGAGAAGTTCAGACACTCACAAATTGAAATGGAAGGTAATGACCCAATGGAAACTGGTGACGCAATTGGAACACCAAGTGATATGGCAGCAGTTGGAGTATCAGCAGATGATACCCAAACACCACCTGATACCATAGCGGGTTCAATATTTGACCCATTTCCTACCGGAGAAGATGACCGACCAGAAGACCAACAAGGTGGACGACCACAGGAAATGAATAAATACGGAAAAGATAGTGGAGCAAGAGGACGAGACCCGTTAGGGAAACAAACCAAGAACAGAAGACCACTTGCATTAGCACACTATGACGCATTGAAAAAAACAATGGGTAAAAAGTCAAAGGATATAATTAACGAAACCAAAAAAGTAGATGAAATGGAACAAGAATATAATGAATATAAAAAGGAAAATAGTGTAGATTAAATACACATTTCTTAATAGTTTTATATTTATTATTACAATTAGAAGAAATACTTTGGAGCTCAAATGTCTTTATATGTTAAACACAATAAAATAAAGAATACAGCAATTCTTTATGAACTTTTATCTCGTCAAATTACAGTTGACGTGTTAAATGACACAAAAAGCCCTAAGTCAGTAGCATTATTTAAAGAATTCTTTAATAAAAATACTGAATTAGGGAAAGAATATGAATTGTATTCAATTCTATTAGAAAAAAAATACAAAAGCGATTCACACGCATCTCAATTAGTCGAGGCGGTGGTGAAAAGTCGTAGAAAATTGTCTAATCGTAGATTAAACAATGAAAAATACAACTTAATCAAAACCATAAAAGAAAATTACGATATAAAAGAGTTTTTCAATACTCGTTTACCTAATTTTAAAATTATGGCATCGGTTTATAAATTATTTGGAACGGAAACAGGTAAAGAAGACTTTGGACCAGTCCAAAAGACAGATTCAGCCATTACCATAACTGAACATATTGTTCAGTCTAACAAAAAAATTAAAAAATCCAATCAAGTTGTTGAGAATTACTCTGAACAAGATAAAGATTTGAGATTATTAAGTTATTCCTTGTTGGTTGATAAATTTAACAAGAAATATAAATCTTTAAATGAAAGTCAAAGAAACTTATTGAAACAATATATCAATAATGTATCTAATACAAATTCATTAAAAGAATTCATAGACAATGAAGTAGTAAAAATCAAAAAAGCTCTAAAGAAATTACTTCCAAAGGTCAATGATGAAATTACACAAATAAAATTAGCAGAAGCTATTGAACATACTGATAGTGCTACTAAGGGAAAAGTCGTGCGAGATAAGCACGTGGTTGCTTTAATGAGATATTATGAACTAATTAAGGAAATTAAAAGTGTCCAAAGCACAGAAAATAGCTAAATTAAAAGAAATCATACGAGAACTAATTAAGAATAATCTCGAAGAAGTTTCTACAACCGCTTCAGCCGGAGCAGCAAGTCCAAGTGGAACTGGTATTTATTATGATACCCCACTGGCATTTTCAGGCAAATCTAAAAAATCTAAAAAGAAAAAGAAAAAGATAACTCACGCTGCAGGTATGAAGCCAGTAAAAGAATCAGTAATTAACGAATATGTTAGTGTAGATAATTTTAACAAAGACTTCAATATGGCTATGGACTTAGTTATTAAACAGGCCAATAATTTAAAAGGCCCATTAGGAAAGCATCCAATTAAAAGAAATGTCAATAAATTAAAAGCAGTTCAAAATCTATTCAAAAAATTTGTAGCACCAGCTTTAGTAAAAGCAGATAGAGATATATCAAAGGGTTTTGATTTAACGAGAATAAAAAAAGATTTAGCAGACGGAAAATTTAAATCAGTTCTTGAATATCAAATAATGAATAGAATTGGTGGTCGTGGTTATGATAGTAATGAATTTTTTGGAATAGATGACAAAGTCAAAAAATTATTAGATAGAATTTTTGGTGAATTAAGAAAATTGGTAAACATTATGGACAAAGCACAATTAGAGTCCGTAAATGAAGCATCTACATTAACCTTAAGAGGTAAAAATGGTAAAATGGTTGATGTTCCAAGAAAATTCGCCAGTATAATTAGTGGAATTGATAGAGGAATGTCAAAATTTAATCCACGA